CGGCGCCTACCTGCGCGACGCCAACCTGAGCGACGCCAACCTGCGCGACGCCTACCTGCGCGACGCCTACCTGAGCGGCGCCAAATGGCGTGACATCATCATCAATCGCATACCGCTGCATATCAGCATTCCGCATCAATGGACAATCACTATCTTAGATGACCATATGCAGATCGGCTGCGAATTTCACGCGCTGTCCGACTGGCGCACGTTCGATGATGCTCGCATCGTTGCTATGGACGGCAGGAATGCTCTTCGCTTCTGGCGCACGTATAAAGCCGCGTTGCTTGCGATGGCAGAAGCCGATGGCCGTGGCGTAACTGCACTGGAGGCAGCATGAACGCTACGGACCACTATCAAGGCCAAGCGGCACTAGCCGAACTGCGGCGCTGGCAAGGCATCGGCCTGCAGCCGGCTAAGGGTTGTCACCTGCTGGAGCTTCCGCTTGGCGACAGTTCAGCGTGGGTCGAATTCGAGTTTCACGCTGGCCGGCTTGGTCGCTATTCCGGCCCGCCAGAAGACTGCTATCCGGACGAACCGGCCGAAGTAGTCATCTGCCAAGTGCTTGTAAACGGCACGATGGTGTCCGTCGAAGTGTTCAGCGATGAGCAGATCGAACGTTGGTGGCAGCAGATTCTGGACGCGCACGAAACCGCCGCGCAAGAAGGGGAATTGCTGTGACCCGCTGGAACCCGACCAATGCCGCACTGCTGTCGCGCTGGCTTGTGACTCGCCGCACCGCACAGAGCCAGGCTGATTACGCCTGCGCCGTCGAGCACAACGTCAAGCGCACCGGCTGGCACGCGGCAGAGTGGGTGACGCTGCTGCTGTTTGCCGGCTTCGTGGTCTATCTCATCTTCTGGAGTTGAGCATGCCTGATTTCCCCGACACCATCATCGTGCCGCGCCGCCGCGAGCCGATGGACTTCCGACCTGCGAGCTATGAAGCGGCGCATGCGGCCAGCGAGCTTGACGATGAAGACTCCGAGTTCGGCGCGCTCGAAGGACTCACGCGCGGCAGCGGCTACATCGCTGCGGCCTGGGCAATCATCGCGGCGACTGCGGTCGCGGCCTATCTCATCTGGTGGTAATCATGAACGCTGTCACCAAGTACGAAAGCGGCGCGCTTGCGCTCAGTGAACCGGAACTGATGACTGTTCTGCAGTCGAGCCTGTACCCAGGCGCTGCGCCGGCCAGCATCAAGCTCGTCATCGGCTACTGCAAGGCGGCCGGACTGGACCCGATGCAAAAACCTGTCCACATTGTCCCCATGTGGAACAGCAAAGCCAAGCAGATGCAGGACGTGGTGATGCCCGGCGTCAACCTGTACCGCATCCAGGCGTCCCGGTCTGGCCAGTTCGCCGGCATGAGCGAGCCCGAGTTTGGCCCCGACATCACTGCCACCATCGGCGGCCAGTCGATCACCTACCCGGAGTGGTGCCGAGTCACGGTGAAGCGGCTGCTGACCGGCGGCACGGTGGCCGAGTTCACAGCGCGTGAGTTCTGGCTGGAGAACTACGCCACCAAGGGCGGGGCCGAGAAGTCAGTCGCGCCGAATGCCATGTGGACGAAGCGCCCACGCGGCCAGATAGCAAAGTGTGCATCTGCCCAAGCGCTGCGCATCGCCTTCCCCGAGATCGCCAGCGCTCCAACGGCCGACGAAATGGAAGGCAAGCAGATTCACCCCGACGATGTGGCCGGCGCCGCCGAAGTCATCGTCCCGGCCGAACTGCTGGCTGGCGCTGCAGAAGCCTCGGCGAAAGGCGAAGAAGCCTATGCGACGTGGTGGAAAGCGGCGACCAAAGAGCAGCGCACGCTCATCGGCTTGCAGCGCCACACTGCCTACAAGGCGAACGCTCAGGCTGCCGACAATGCGCGCACCGTGGACACCACCGACGAGTTCGTCGCGGCAATGAACGCTGCCGAAGGGGTCGAGCCATGAACATCACCTTCGACACAAACCCACAAGGCAGCGAGGAATGGCTTCGAGTCAGGCGCGGCCGGATCACCGGCTCGCGCTTCCGTGATGCCCGCGACCGCACTGCGAAAGGCGCCATGAGCGCCAAGGCAACCATGTACGCGATGGACGTGGCGCGCGAGCGCTTCGGCGGCAGCCCGGCCCCGGTCTTCGTGAATGCCGCGATGCGTACCGGAACGGAGCAGGAACCCATCGCGCGCATGCAGTACGAATCAGAGACTGGAAACATGGTGCTGGAAGCCGGCTTCGCCTACACCGATGACGGTCGCTTCGGCGCCAGCGTTGACGGCCTGGTCGGCAGCGACGGCATCATCGAAGTCAAGACAGTGGTCAGTAGCGATACGCTGTTCACGGCTGTTGTCGAGCGCAACTTCTCAGCCTACATCGACCAGATTCACGGCGGCTTGTGGCTGCTGAACCGGCAATACTGCGACCTGATTCTGTGGGCGCCTGACCTGCCCATCGGCGCGTTGACCGTCGTTCGCATCGACCGCGACGAGGCGGCTATCAAGAAGTTGGCCGAAGACCTGCTGACGTTTGACGCCACGGTCGAGGACTATTTCAAGCGACTCAGCGAGCGTGTTGCTGGTGGACGGGCATAGGCTGGCGCTCAGATGACCCTCGGCGCCCTTATCCGCAGCACGCGCACGAAGCGCGGCATGACGCTAGACGAGGTGGCCGCCGTGACTGGCGCGAGCAAGAGCACGCTGTCGCGCGTCGAGCGCGGGATTCTGGAGCCCGGCATCGGGCTGTGCGTGCAGTTGAGCGTGCTGCTGCGGCTGCCGATTGGCAAGATGGTGACGACGATGAAGGAGACTTGAATGCTGGCCTGTGAATGCGACTACGACGACCCCGCATGGTGGCACGAAGGTGCTGCCGAGGTCGCGCCCCTCGCCACGAAGCGCATGCGGCGCTGCTGCTCGTGCAAAGCCCGCATTGCCGTGGGAGAGGACTGCTCTGCCGTCAGGCGCTGGCGCCACCCGGAGCCAGACTCTGTGGCCGAGCGCATCTATGTGGACGAGGAGCCGCTGGCGACGTGGTATCTCTGCGACCGCTGTGCCGGGCTGTACGAAAGCCTGGATGGCCTGGGCTTCTGCGACCTGATCGGCCAGAACCTCGTCAATGTCTGCCGCGAGTACGGGCAGATGCAGCGCAAGGCCGGGGTGTACCGCGGGCAGATGACCAGCGCGAGGGCGGCGACATGACCCACTTCCACGGCCTAGACGACCTGCGCGAATGGTTGAAGTCGCAAGGCTTCCGCGTGTCGCAAGACATGCTGCCGCGGGACAACGACTGCAACTGGTACGCCTACAGGCGCAGCGAGATACCGGCCCGCGAGTGCGAGTGCAACGAAGGCAAGCCGATGCAGATTGTCGTGAGGCCGCACCTGTTCCGGCACGCCAGCGCACCCACGCCCAGCGGCGCTTGGGAAAGCTGCGAGGTTGACGTGACTGGCGAGGCGAACGGCATATGGTGGAAGCTGCAGGCGTACTCGCTCAAGCCGGAAGAACTGCGCGAGCGACTGGGCGACATTGAAGCGGCGCTGGTTGCCGCGTGGAATGCGATTCCGGTGCCGGATAACGTAGAGCTAAGCGGGCACCAGCGGCCCGCACGAAAGGACGAGAAATGAGCGAAAAGACCCACGCCGCTGGTGCTCCGCTTAAGCGCCAGGTTGGGCCGCAGACGCACGACTACACCCGGCGCACCTGGGGCCACGACTACAGCACGACGAGCGTAATCGACGGCGGGATGCGCCTGCGCATAGCAGGCTGGGGACTGGGTATCAAGGCCGGCGACTACCTGATCCTGCCGAACGGCAGCGACACGACGCGCTACCAAGTTGAGAGCATCGACTACTGCCTGGACCCGCACGATATGTGGTTTGCCGATGCGGTGTTTGCACCGCGACAGGCTGTTTATGCGGCCTAACGTAGAGCTAAGCGGGAGCGAAGATGACTGACCAAGCAACGAGTCCCACTACGTGATGGGAGCGCTGACGCCGCTGTGGGTGGCGAGCTACGGACGCTGCGGGCCGAAGCTCATGGCTGTGCATGCTGGCGGCGAACTGGAAACGGCCGAGGACGAGTGAAGCCGAACGTGAAATAGCCGGAATCCATACCCGCATCATGGTCCGCCCATATCGCCCCATCACCTACGGCCGCGCCAGTATGGACGGACTGATTTTGACCGGAGAGACACCATGAACGAATCCCAACGCGCCGCCGCAGAGCGGCTGGCTGATGAGCTTGCGCGAATTCACGGGCACCGCACCGCGCTTGAAACCATCGCCCTTCTGCGCGAACTGGCCGCGGAGCCGGTGCTGTCTGACAAAGCAGTATCAGATGCGAAGGTCAACACATTCATAAACGCACTAGACGAGCGGGGACGTACCAACGCACTGCTGTCAGCAATCCGTGAGCATTGGGTGAAGGCCAATGGAGAAGACTCGCTTTCTGTCGCCGCACTCGACACGATTGCTGAGGTAATCGCAGACGGTAGTTATGTGGCGCAGCCAAAGGCAGAGCCGGTGCAGGATAGGCCGGTAGCGTGGCCGGCACGACATGTCAGCCTTAAACAGCGCAAGGACAAAACATTACGCTTGACGCTTGATCTAGATGCAGTTGAAGGCTGGCCCAACTATTGGGTCATGCGCTATGATTCGCGCTGTAAGTGCTCAACGCCTAATGGTTGCGCCGCACACGGATGTCACGGTGAATGTCTGCAAACCGCACCGCAGCAGCGCAGGCCGCTCAACAAGATGCACGCATGCGACGACCCGCTGTGTGCGGTTTGCGGCCACGGCATCACAGGAGAGACGACATGACCGACCTCATCATCAGGCTGCGCGATTGGGCGGATGAAACGTATGTGCTGCAGACTAATGAACTGCCGGCAGTGCGGAGCGATATGGCTTTAGCCGCCGACGAAATCGAGAGGCTGCGGGCTGCGCTGCAAATGACGGTCATGCTCAAGCGCTTGGGCGGAATGTTGCCCGGCACGCATGATATGGTGCAAATTGCAGTTGCGGAAGCGGAAGAAGCACTGAAGGAGCCGACATGACGCTACCACCGCTGCCCGACGACCGTCGATACAGCCATGACGCGCATTTCAGCGCTGATCAGATGCGCGCCTACGCCGAGCAGGCCGTGGCCGAGCGCGTGCGCCGTGTGAGGGCCGAGAAGGTGCAGGCCAACGTGCAA